TTATCTTGTGTTGTGTAAGCAACTTAACACAAACTCATTTTTATTTACTACATCTTCATATTCGCTAAAGTAAAATTGATAATTTCTATCTAGGTTTTCATCGTCAAAGTTTACTTGAAATATTAAGCGTTCATAGTCATCTTCCTCTAAATGTCCTAAATGGCTTTTCAACTCTTCTACACTGTTAGATGTTGTAATGTCGTTTGGTTTATCTTCAAACCAAAAATCAACCCATGCTCCCTCTTCTAATACTAACTCATTTACAATTACCATCATTTTATCGTAGTTTCTCATGTCTAATCTCTCCTTGTATTCGTATAATTTAATAGCGTTGTCTAGTGTGATATTTCCTACCTTACTAGACTTTCTGTAACGGTCTATTTGCTGTACTGTGATACCTGTTTCTTTTGCTATTTTATAGCTTGTTAGGTCTGATTTTAATAATTCTTCTATTTCTTTTTTCATAATTGAAACTCCTTTTGTTATTTATCTTACAATTATATTATACACAATATTGTGTATATCGTCAAGTGTTTTTTATACCTTTTTTTATTTATTTTTTAGTAAGCGTAACTTACGTTTGTATGTTCCATTTTAAATACACTTTTTGGAATCCATTTTTCAAATAATCCATATTCAGTAAAGAAAGCTATTTTGTATGCTTTTTCAGTTTCTTTGATAATTTTTTCATCTTCTAATTTAACTAATGATTGTCTTTGATTAGAAGTAAATTCTTTTTCAACAAACCATTTAGCAATTCCAACAATGTAATTTTCACTTTCTCTATCAAATTCTTTGTCTTCTTGACTAGTACCTAATCTGTAAATAGCACTTTCAATAGCGTTTACTCCAAAACGTTTTTTATCATATAATTTAACTTGTCTGTACACTTCTTTTAATGCGATTTGGAAAGCTATTTGATAGTTTCCTACTTCTTTAACAATACCTTTTGCAATTTTGTGTGCTGATTTGAAAATGTGTTTTTTAGTCATTGTCTTTTCCTCTCTTCCTTTACCTTACAATTATATTATACACAATATTGTGTATAAGTCAATGGTTTTTATAAACTTTTTTTAATTTTTTAACGGAAATTTTAAGAAATTTCTATAGAAAAGGAAATTAGACATAAAAAAAGAAGCCCGCCAATTAAGGCAGGCTTTCTATAAGTCCCTCCTCGTACATTTACACTATTAGGGACTACTAATAATAATTAAATACTTGATGCATTTATTATATCATATTATTCGCACTCTGTCAAATACTTATCTTCAATCCACTGGTCTGAATCTTTGTAATTCACTCTAGACCAACCGTCTTTTTTCTCATAAACTCTAACTCTTGTTCCAGCCGCTACAAACTCTTTATCCTCGCTTGCTAAGTCTGGTTGACTTTCTAGGTAGTAGTCTATTGATACTGTAGCTTCATAGTATGGTGTGTCGCTTTTCTCAAGTGTTACATCTTCATCTAAGATTGATTTTTCTACAACTTCTGCAACGTTAGTATTTTCTCCTACTTTGATTTCTCCGCTATATAGCTTTTTCATTCTGTCAATAAAGTAGTTTCTACATGCTTCTGTACCTGCTCCATTGTATGCTCCTCCGTTTGCGTGTAGCTTCATAGAGCGGTGTGGACACGCTGTAGCGCTAAACTCGTGATGTAATTTAACTGTATCAGAGTTAATAGGTAGTCCGTAAGAATCTAGCACTTCTGCTGCTAATAGTAGTGCTGCATCTTCATTTGCTAAGAAGTCTTCGTCACTCGCTGTCATTGATTGACACACTTCAATACCTACTCCGTTAGCATTGCCATAAGCGTTCGCTGTGTGCCATTCTTGGCGGTTTGTTGGTTGGAATACATACACATCATTTCTATCTACATAGTATGCAGCAAAACCATTTGAAAGAGTACCATTGTTAACTCTATCTCGTAAGAATCCGTCATATTGTCGAGCTGTGTTCCCTCCTGCATCATTATGAATTACAACGAAACTAACGCTGTTTTTTGGTGGTGTGAAGAAAATCCCTTGTTGAAAGTAACTGCTATAAATTTCTGCCATTGTTTGTTCCTCCTAAAATTAAGTAAAATAAAAAGACTATTTACTAGTCTTGTTTTGGTTTGTCGTATGTCATAGCTTGTTCGCTATCCGAAAAGCCTTTTGTCGTAGGGTCGTTAACTATTCCGAACAACCCTAATAGTAAAAATACTGTGTCAACAATTCCGTTAATGTTAGTGTTGAACATTTCAGTATTTAAGTTATAACCTAGCAACATTGCAACTTGTTTGACAAGTAATAGTAATGCTGCTATGAACGCTAATACAAAGCGTTTATTCTTAAAACGTACTTTCCAATTTATCATATTTCACACCTCCTTTCATTAATTAATTTTGCGGCCATGGCTCGTTAGTTAAATAAGAGATAGAACTTATTCGTATATCTCCAATATCTCTATCTGTTGGCACAGGGTCTGTGAACTGGAATCTTAACTGGTTATAATCTCCAACGCCGCCTAAATACCATGTCCCATAAGAAACGCCTTTATCGTTATATATATTCCCAATAAGTGAAGCTTCAGTTCTATAACCTGCTGGAATTCCATTATTTTGAATTATATAACAATTTCGTTCTCTGTCAGAGCCTTGTAGGAC